TATCCCTACCCGGCCCCCGTGCTTTTTGCTCATCTTCAAGTCCGAATAGTTCAATATAACTTCCATTAGGGAATTTGTAGATGAAATCGGTGAAGCTGAAATCTTCATCCTTCCACATATTCCATTCTTCCATAATGGTCTTGAAATCCCTGTACGCTCCCCGTTTGATGTGTGGTAGTGAGTGCGATACGATGCTGATACGCTTATTACGTTGGGTAGATGCTATCTGAATCAGTAGTTGTACGATGGAGAATGATTTCGACGATCGACTTCCCCCCTCATTGCAGATTATTGGGTAACCCTTTTCGTATGCTTCTTTGTTGGCATAGAATACAGATGTTGCCTTTATCTGCTTAACTTGTTGCGATACCACACTTCTTGAATTTCTCGATTGTTATGAAGTCCTCTTTTGTCTTTTGCATAACGCAGTAAACATTCCATCCATCAGTCGTATTACCCATTGCTGGATGTTCACCCAAGTCAATAAGAGAATACTCACCAAAGGCAGCGAGTAACTTATAAAAGTCCGTTGTATAGTAGTTGAATCCATGCCCCGGCCAGTTCCCTGTTTTTGGGTTTTCGCTGACAATGAATCCTCCAACTTTAACGAGATTGTGTTTGTTTTTCCAACAGTTGTAGATGGCTTTGATGTCATGTTTACCGTTATTTCCCACGTGTTCAGATGTCCCTGCATCCACGAGTAAATCGTATTGGATTCCGAAATCGTGAAGTTCGGAAAGGTCGTATGGTTGACTACCGTTCTCTCCGCTAATGTCAATGGCTGTGTACTCTTTGTTGGCATAGTAGGTATCTTTAACGTATGGTGCAGGTAGTGTCGGATGGCGGTAATCATTCTGTGCGCCTAAATCTACTACCGTTTGCACTCTGTCAATGATGAGGTCAATTAGTTCGATTGTTTTTCCTGTGTAGCCCATTATTCGTGAGATTGTTTAGGTTCATTAAATCTTTCATCAAATCTCTTTAGTGCAATATCAGCCCAAACATAAGCACCATCTTTGTCAGTTGAATTTGAAGCAGCAACATAAGCTACATAAACATCAATCCATAATTTTTTACGGATATTTTCATGATGTTCTGATTGTGTTATTTCTTTATGATTCATATTACAAATTTAATCTTTTACACCCCAATTAATGAAAAATGGGTCAACGGGCATAAACTCACGGTATGCAAGTCCACCATACGGCTGCACCTTTACACCATTGAGATTCATGATTGCTGATAGCAGCGATTGATCGTGTCTGCTGCTGACATAGTGTGGATTCTTACTCTCGTTATGGTGGAAGCAGTTATTAAAGGCACCTTCAATCCACTTATCGAATATCGGTTTAGTCGCAGGATGGTCGAAGTCAAACACTATGCAACACGCCATAATCTGATACATTGACATTACATCTTGGTAGCTATTAAGTCCTAACCATGCAATTTGATGGTCGGGCATATACTTGTGGAGTGGATGCCCTTCATTGTTCCACGCTACAATACCATGCTCCGCTGCAAGTTGCCAGAGTGGGTCAGGGTTGCGCATTACTCGAATGGTTGAATCGCACCATATTATTTTCCGGTACCCCAACTCATACGCTTCGGCGACCATTACCGGCTTAAACTGATACGGCATATTTTGATGGCTCCATGATTCGTATTGGCCTGACTTCGGCCATTTGCCTTGTAGTATTTTTCTACCCTGGTATTCATCCACATAGCCATCTACACTACGCAAATGAGTGTCATAGTCGGGAGCATTGCGATTGATAGAACGGATTAGTCCTAACATCGCTTCATTGTAGTTTTCCCTACCTGTGGAGGATAAAGATGTGATTACTTTACTTTTCATCTTTGAATAATTTATATGCCCAAACAAACATTAGCAGTCCAAAGCCAAACATAGCAAAGGATATTGATATTGATACTATCTCGCCCATATTACATTTTCTAAATTGTTAAGTAATTTCTTATGCAGTCCGAACCCATTGCAGTATTCTTTAATGAGCTGAAATAGGTCAGCATTGCCATTATGCTCAATGCACACCATTTGTGTATGCGATAGGTTTATCTGTTCCAATATCTCAAAGTCCATACCTTCCGCATCAATGCTGATAAAATCAAATACCTTGTAGGGGGAGTTCTTGACTAACGTCTTGTAAGTCCATACTTCTGTCATTCGTTCCTTAAATTCTGTACCATTCCAACGCTTCATCTCTGATTTCTTAATGGTGGATAGCAGCGATACATCACCCCTATTGAGATGTGTTCCCATTTCGTGAAAGGTACAAGTTCCGTCTGCCGTACCGATTGCCACATTGAACGCTTTTACCTTGTCATTCGGTGGTATGCGATTGAAGGCATCTTCACTCGGCTCTACAAGTACACCACCCCATCCGTTGAGTTGCAAAGCATAGGTATTGCTTAAGGTAACACCATCATTAGCACCGATGTCCAGGAATACTCCCGATGTGCGGAAGTATTGTTCGATTACATCTTGTTCGTTGTTTTGGGAATATCTCATTTGCCTTTCAGTTTTTCAATCTCTCTTTCAATATACCATTTCGCTTTCTCCAAGTCCTCAATAGGATTATCCGTCTTTCGCCCTGCACGTGCGACATATTTAATCACATTACCGAGTGAAAAGTTCAATCCCCATGCTTCGATAACTTTAATGGCTTCATAGGTTCCGGTGTGGTAGTAGGGTTGTGGTGGGGTAGGTTCTGTTTTGCAATAATAGCATTCTTGTACACCATTTTCTACATTTTTATTAAGCAATTGTTTAGTATCCTTACAATGTCGGCACCAATATAGTTCCATAACTTACTTATTTGTTCTAAACTGGTAGTGATAAAGTTCCTTCTCAATCTTGACCTCTGTCTGCAGAACCTTTGCATTGTGCATCGCAGTTGCATACAGATAATCTTCCCCAATCTTAATGTCTTGAAATGGGAACTTAACGGCTATCTCTCTGCGTACCGGTACAATGTGGTTAGGGTAGCGATAATATGCCCCATCTTTCGCCTCATAGCCGTATTCCTTACTGATATACCACTTCCGCTCATCCGTGCCGTTGGTGGTCATTATTCCGTTAAATACGATTACATCGGGATCCTGCTTTGCGGCTTCAAGTATGTCAGCGATGTAGGTGGGTGCGATCATGTCATCATCATCCACGAATACAATATACTTGCCCGTTGACTTGCCTATAAGGTAGTTACGTTTGCGCCCTGTACTCATGGCACCATTATCCGATTCGACAATGATTTCTACTTCATCAAGTAATTGAATTGGTAACCGTGCCTTTTGCTGCACTAATTCCTGCAATAGTCGGGTGAGATAACCCTCACGGCCTTGAATGGTGCAGATTAAGATTGATAGGGTCATAGTGATATAAATTCGGAAATTCCGATTTTATGATTTAATTTTCTTTGATATTTCTTTCAATGCCTCGGCGATGTCAAATAAAGGTATTGATAAAAGTAATGCTGCTATTATAATCATAGGGCTTCGATTTCGGATTTTACTTGTTGCCAGTATTCCGAATGACTCCAATCATCCATATTAGCGCCAATTATCTCATCCACTACAATTAAGGCATACTTTTTGGAATCATACCAGTGAACACAGCCATTGGGAAAGTAAGAATTTGATTTTTCAACAATACCTGTGCCACCACCATCTACATTATACATCTTACTAACCAACTCTATTGCTTTCTCTTTCGGTGTCATACGGTTTCATTTGGGAATCCTGCGGCTGACCGCTTAATATATGTTTGTTCGTCTATGTGATAATAACCCTGTGTATGACGTAATTGAGCATCAATCGGCTCACCAGTCCAGGCAGGGTGGTAATGGTCGAATATACGCTCCGGAACATACTTGTACTTACCCAATTTCTTCGCCACATCCATTGCCTCATTGTCGCACCATAGGGAAAAGTATTGGGGATGGTAGATGTACCCGAACCGCTCATAGTACGTTCTACCCATTATGCTCATAGTAGGTAGCAGATGATTAACCCTGCCATCGGGAAAGTGAATGAACTGGTCAAGATTGTCAGCGAAAGCATTGATTATTTTGATGTCATAACCTGGTACAAGGAATCGCATATCATCGCTCATATTCACCACAATATCTCCCTTCCATCCTTCCATACCACGGTTGATTGCATGAATCTTACTTTCACTTCTGCCATGAGTAAAGTATACGTTAGGATAACGTTGTAATTCGAGGTAATGGGTAGAGTTCAGCGTTACATCATCATCATCATCAACTGTGATGCCGATAGTGTAATCTGATTTGTGGGAATAAGCAACAATGGTGGCAATGGCAGCAGTCATTTTTGTAGGCCGGCTGCGGGTGGCAAAGTTGTAGTGTATTTTCATGTTATCGGCTCTGTTCATACAAAGGTGGCAAAAACTTTTGGTAAAGTCCATCTGAAGACGGCACTTTAGTTTTCCACACCCTGAACACTGTTTCTCAATCGGCAATGGGAGCTGAATTAGGGTCTGGTATAATTTGGATAATGGTTTGAACCGGTTGCTGAATGTCCGCCTCTACTTTGGTCGGGATGAGTTTTGATGCAAGGCGATAGAACTCTGTTGGATTGGTTTTTGCCCAAGCAGTCAGGTTGTGCTGGTCATCTTCCTGCAATAAATCGAAAGCCGTAGCAAAATGCTCCCGGATTGTCTTTGTAACCTTATTCGGTGAACCTTTCGGCCTTCCATTCGGGTTATTAGTATGTCCTTTCTTTGGCACGTTGTTCTTACTTGTTGTTTACAAAAGTAATCAATTTGATTCTATGCCTTTTGAAGGATGCCATGAATTTTGATTCAATACCGATTTTAATGCATCTAAATCTTTCTTTTCATAGATTCTTTTTTTAGTGCCAACAATAGTACACCTCAATAAACCTTTATTTACCCATCTCTTAATTGTGTGCTGACAAACCCATAAATATTCTGCTGCTTGTCTTTGATTCATTTTTTCCATAGTTAATTATTTATTGAACAAATGTACATATATTTTATTTAATGAACAATTAAATTTTCAAATTCTCAATATTCTCACGATATTCTCACCACTATATTGACATAAATATATGATTATCAATTAGTTATAGTCAAATTCTCAAATTCTCACTATTTTCTCACCCTCTCGTTATCTCTATAAGGATTATACTATAAAGGAATATAGAGATATAAAATTATTATTTACTCAAATTCTCGAGAAAG